CATATGTACCTGAACCTGCAACATCTGTAGGTGCAGCAAAAACTAATAATCCAGTGATTGAATTATATGAAACTACTTCTGATGTTTGATGATTAGAAGCGTCGTAAGCAATAAGTATAGTTTGAGCTGGTGTATAAGATAGACCTAATCCAACAGTTATTACACCACCAACTCCTAATGTGAAAGATGTTGATGAAGTTGTTTTATATTTATCTCCACTAAGACCTGATGTACCATTTACACCAGATGTGCCACTTAAACCACTAGTTCCACTTAAACCACTAGTTCCACTTATTCCAGAAGTACCATTGATACCAGATGTACCATTAATACCTGATGAACCACTTAATCCAGATGAACCACTTAATCCACTTGTTCCACTAACTCCTGATGTACCGTTAGCACCAGATGTGCCAGAAAGCCCACTAGTTCCTGAAGTACCAGAAAGTCCATTTATACCAGATGTACCTGCAGGACCTGTTGTACCACTTGTTCCAGCAGGACCAGTTGTGCCTGAAGTACCAGAAGTACCAGATGTACCAACAGTAGTGATTACATCATCAAGTTTCTCTATAACAGTTGTTAAACAATCACCATAATCAGTTCCTGAATTAGGTAAGTTTGGACCAACATATATTACGTGATTTGAATCAATAGTTCCTCCACCACAACCATTACTAGTTGTAGAAGGATGATAATAAGCATCATAGCAAGGAGTACCAGGTAGACAAGACATTTATATTAAGTTTATAAGATTAAGGGATATACATAATGTAATAAGCAGCAATAACAGGTTGGATGTTAGCATGACCTTGACCTGATCCAGTGTTGTTATTACTTACATTCACAGTTGTTGCTACACTAATACCTGTTACTGCAACTGTTGTTTGAACGTTTTGAGGAGATCTATTTACAATACCAATACTACCAGCACTGTCCCAACCTTCTGGTGAGTTACCTGCATAGTGACTATGACCAGGATCTGTTACAACAGAAGAAGCACTTGCTACAGCTGTTCTACAGCAGCAGCCAATGGTCCACCAGGAACACCAACAATAGCTCCTACACCCACTCTACCTCTTTTATCAGGAGTTCCATTAGAACCATTACATAAATACACTTTATTCCAACCCAATGCACTTATACCAGCACCTGTGCCATCAAAGTTAGTCAATGGGCCATAGTATTCTACTACTGTGAAAGGAACCATCTTTAAGTATTGTTGTGTAACATTACCAGATTGACCAGCTAGATAAGCAGCTATTAATGCATCTAAATCAGCAAGCTTTACATAATTTGTATTTACATTTAAAGATAGAGCATTTAGATTTGATACTGTTATACAAAGTTTATTAATAGTAGCTTGTACAATAGCATGGGTGTCAGAGGAGGGTATTACCCCTTCTAAACAACCAATTGTGTAATCAGCATTTAATGTAGTTAATGTACTATTAATTGTATCTACTTGTCCTTGTAAATTACATGCAGCTCTTACTAAAGCTGTAAATAATTGTGGAACAGTAGGAAGCACTCCTACAGGTAAATATTGACTAACAAGAGTACAATAATAACTTGGATTAACAGTGATTGTAATACCTGATCCATTTAAAAAGGATACCACTCTATTAATAAGTGTTTCTTCAACACTCAATAATGTGTCTCCTGTTTCAATATTTAAAAGTGCAGAATCTGGACCTGTGTATCTAACACATTGATCAGATACAATTTCTACACAACCGTTATAACAACTTTCGCAAGACATTTTTATATTTATTTATTAATTAACAGAATTACTTTACTTGCAATCATCTTCACTGTAAAAGGTTCACAGTAATTTGGATTACAAATTTTGTAAGTTAATATTTGTTTATATTGTAATAAGTCAGCAATTACTTGACCTGGAATATAATAATTTAAACCATATACAATATTATTATATTGATTAATAGCTAAATCTGTTAGCTTAAGATCAATATCTTTTAGGAGTACTGGTATACTAGCACACTCAATACAATTTGTTAATCTTGGTGATAACATCGCTTATTCTTTGAGAAGTTTGTTTAATAGCAGCATTACATGCTGAACATAAACCATTAATTAGTTGACATCCGCAACCTACTTTGAGGCCACAATTTCTACAGTTTGCCATTAGTTATTAGTATAGAAGTTATTTATATAGTTATTACCAATAGCACAGTTATTAGCAGCAGCTATTGATCCTTGTATCATGAAATTAATACTGCTTAAAACCACTTTTGATTGTGTTCTAATAGCATTATCACATTCCATCATATCAAGTTTCATAAATGCACTATCAAACTTTTCCTGTATTCTGGCAGTACGCATAATGTTCTTTTCAACATGGTACGTTAAAGCAGGATTTACTGTATATACCAAATAGTAAACACCATCAGGTAAAGGATTTAGTGTAGGAAGAGTACTAAGTCCTAATGTTGCAGAATTATAAACATTAAAGTCATCAGGAATAAATGGTATAGCTACAGGAGAAGTATATCCAGGAATAGTAATAGACATTGTTGGAGCTACTACAACAGGAGGATAGCTGTCATAAATTGACGTATCAGCAACACCTAATGTGTTTACATCAAAAGTATTTATTACTAAAAAATCTAGAGTCATGTCTTTAAAATAAAAATGCCAGAGGACTTGACCCATTTGTAAGCAGACTTGTCATACTCGTTAAACTTGATATACAAAGTATCATAGGTAGTACCATCAGATACCCAGCTTTCAAAGTTTTCGTTATAACCAGCCATTCTGTACAAATGCTTCAAATAACCAGCTTGGTAGCTATAGAAATTCTTCTCTAATTGAGCGATTTCTCCAGAAGTACCAGAAACATAAGAACTACGTTGAGTAATTACAGCTTCAGCTACTTGGTTACAAGGATCAGCAACAATGAAGTCAGCAGTTGTAGCAGGACCAGCAAAGATGAATGTACGGAAGTACATACGGTCGTATTCCCAAGGGAATGCAGCCACATCACATGGTTGTCCATACTGAGTTAAAGGTTTACCACTGATAACTAACTTAGCATTTTGATCGTTACCAACTCTTTGGAACTGATAGAAAGTGCTGAAAGAAATGTTGTCAGGGTTGTTACCTGGAGCTCTTAACTCTAAGTGATAAATTAAATCATCAATTAAAGCTGGTACGTCAACATCAGTACAAGGATCTTCACCACATGCTAAACATGGAGCGTTTACTGTTACTGAACGAGTGAAACCATTGAAATACAATGTGTCAATGTAGCTAGAAAAAGCACGTAATGTTAAAGTTACAACTTCACCTGGTTTTACAGAGAAATTACCCACTTGAGTTACTTGGTTAGCAGCAACTGGATTACCTGTAACTTTGTACCATTCAGATACATTGCTTGCAGAAATCTTGTCAGAACGCTTAGAACCTTGTAGATACGTGTTTGTTCTACCTTGAGCGATGTAGAAATAAGGGGCAGCAGCAATGTTGCCTGCAGTAGCAGGAGCATAAGTGTTCAAATAGATACCTACTTGACCAGCTGCTAAATTCTGTGTTGATCCAGTGCTAGGGATTGTATTACCTACTGGTACAACAAAGAGGGTGGTTAATGAAAAATCCGCCATTTTGTTTTATTTTTAAATTATGAAAAATTACTCGTTTGTTTGAATTCTCATCTGAGCTGTTTGAACTGCAGACAGGTTTTCTGTGTACATTGCTAAACTTTGAACTGTTAAATCTACTAATTCATCTTCTAAGTATAATTCAAGTTCGCAATTTTGGTCAATTGATGGTTGTCCATCAAAGTTAGTATATCCTACTGAATCAATATACACTGGGTATCTCATATAAGAGATGTACATTTTACTTGGTGTAAATGTACCATCTGTAAATATACTTATCTCATCAGAAGATATAAAGTTGAATGTCTCTTGATATTCAAAAGAAGGTCTATAATGAGTATTGTTTAAAAGCACAGATAAATCACCATGCTTTGCCAAATCCTTATTAATCCAAATCTTTCTATCAGTACATCTTCCTTTGTTAGCTAAAACATATGAATCTACATAGAACATATATTTAGGAACTAACAAATCTAAATCAGCAGACCATTGATTCAACTCTGTGTTTTTTAAAGTTAGAGATAGTTCACCATCAATATAGTTCACTACCAATCTTTGTAGGTCTTCGTAACGCTTTTTAAAAGAGTCAAAGCCCATACCTGAAACTGTACTAAACCCATCAACCTTTTGCTTTATAAGCTTTATCTGAGCTTCATTTAAAGCTAAAATTTTGTCTTCTAGATTAATTTGTTGATGCTCGTTAGTTGATAGTTTATTTAGTTTCTGGTCTATCTTATATAATAAACTATCTACAGGGATCATACAGAGGCTAGTTTTTTAAGTTTCAATTTTTGTTCCAAAGTGATTAATGCATCTTGATTATCTTCATCTGCTAAGAATCTAATTAAATCATCTTCATCTTTTGCAATAGCATGTTCACCTTCATATACTTTGTCATTTGCTTTAATTCTATAAATAGAATGTGCAACTGCTTGTTTTACTAAATCTTTAATATGGAGTAAGTTTTCACTCATGTCTGCAAATCTGTTAAACACTTCTACAGGATTTAAACCAGCGTGTTTACCATTTTTGAATTCAGTTTGTTTTAATAGGTTGTCT